GTGTTGCTGCAATAGTCTTTAATGCACAGGCAATAGCGATGTCAGCTTATGCAGCTGCTATCGGTGTCGTGACAACTGTAACGAGGATATGGACTGGCGTTCAATGGTTGCTCAATGCTGCGATGGATGCAAACCCTATCGGACTTATTATCATAGGTATCGCTGCTTTAGTCGCAGCAGTTGTCTATTGTTGGAATAAGTTTGCTGGATTTCGTGCTTTTATCCTGACAATGTGGGATACATTAAAGGGTTTCGGTAATATCATCAAGGACTATATCATCAATCGCTTCAATGAGATGCTTGCAGGACTTGGCAAGCTTGGTGAAGCCTTAAAGAAACTATTCTCTGGAGACTTTCAAGGAGCAGCAGCTTCTGCAATGGAAGGCTTCAAGAAGTTGTCTGGAGTTGAAAGTACTGCCAAGGCTATCAATGGAACCAAACAGCTTGTGAGTGGTGTTGGAGGGCATTTTCAGACACACCTTCGACAAGAACAGCAGAAGGACAAAAAGACATCTTCTGCTAAGAAAGAGAATAAGATAAGTACCCCTGGATTAAGTGGTAGCACAGGTGCTGTCGTTTTTGGAGAAGGTGAAAGCAAAGGCAAGAAGGGAAAGAAAGGTAAAAAGGGTGGTAAGAAAGGTGGTCGCAAGTCAGCCGAGGAACTTGCTACTGGTGGCACTCGCAACACTTCCATCACTATGCACATCGGAAAATTCTTCGATAATATCAATGTGTATATGAACGATAAGACTGACACTGCGGAACTTGAGCGAACTATTCTGCAAAGTATGAACCGAGCGTTAGCTATAGCAGCAAGTACAGACAGATGAACAAGGTAGCACGATTTGCACTCGAAAACGTTGCCCTGAGAGTTACAGGCAACAAGATTCCACCTTATTGGCTGTTCAATGTGAATAAGCTTAGAGAGGTGGACGAAGAGGAATATAATGAAATTAAGTCAATGAGTGATGAGGAGTTGGAAGATACTGTTCGTACTAATGCACTTGGCATACCAATGCAACTACCTCTTCGTCTACGTCTTGAAGAAAGTGGTGCTCAAGAGTGGCTTTTGCCGATTGAGCCAATGATTAGTCTGCAAGGTCAGAATATCATCGTGCGGCGACACGTTAACAAAGGTGCTGTAAAAGGAAGCATTAAGGAGCGGTGGTCACAAGATGATTATACTATCAGTATAGAAGGTATCCTTATCGGTGAAAATGGTAAATATCCTGAGGAAGACGTAAGCCGTTTACGCTCATTCTGTGAAGCTGGACGAGTGACGGCGTTAAACCCTTTGCTTGAGATCTTCGGTATATCGCATCTCGTCATTGAAAGCTGGGAGATTCCTTTCACAAGTGGCTCTTCTAATCAGAACTATTCGCTAAAGGCATATAGTGATGACATATATAAACTTCTCTTAAATCAGCAGGACTTAAAACGATAGGCTTATGTACACAATGGCTTACGACATAGAGATAGGAGGCTGGCACATTGGAATGCTTGACAGTGTTGAGGTGCATCGAAGTGTCGAACTACTTGCTGATACGGCAACTATAACACTACCAGGTGCGCAGTATAATGTAGCCTTGGATGTTGAGGATAAACTTCACAGAGGTGATAAGGTTATTATTCGCTTTGGATATAAGGAAGAAGGCTTAAAGGAGGAGTTCACCGGCTGGCTGCAACAAATCAGTACAGATGGTGGCAATATTAAGCTGACTTGTGAGGATGATCTGTACACCTTTCGTAAGGAACTCAAAAATGAAGTACTGAAGAAAGTTTCACTTGCTGATCTTCTTAAGAAGGTGGTGCAGGGAATTGGGAAGAACTACTCTATTCAATGCTCTTACAGCTGGACCTATGCTAAGTTTGTCATTCACAATGCTACTGGATATGATGTGCTCAAGAAGATACAAGAAGAGTGTGGTGCAGATATATACCTTTCTAATGGTGTCTTACACGTGCATCCCCCAGGTGAGGTTGTCGGGGTGAACCGCTTTTATAACTTTGCGCTGAATGTGGAGGCGGTTAATCTGACCTATCGACAAGCAGCTGATCGCAAGGTTCGTGTAGTGGTTAAAGCTCTTCTTCCTGACGGAACAGTAAAAGAGGTAGAGGTCGGTGCTACTGGTGGTGAGAAGGTAGAAATAAAATGTCCTACTTCTGATGCTGCAAGTATGAAACTTCGTGGCGAACTTGAAGTTAAACGTCGTAGTTTCGACGGCTATGACGGAAGTATCACAACTTGGCTCATACCTGAATGTATTCCTGGCGATATGGCGTGGCTTTATGATGCGGATTATCCACGTAAGGATGGCTGCTACTTTGTAAGAGCAGTAACAACAACTTTCAGCAGAGACGGTGGTAAACGAAAAATAGAACTTGGATTCAGATTAAGCTAAGGATATGGATCAATATAAGGAATTAAGAGAAAGGTTGCGAGGTGTAGCACCACAACAGGAGATGACTGTACTACAAGGTATCGTTAAGAGCGTAAGCGGTAGTACTTGTGACGTGGAAATTGGAAGCCTTCTCGTACCAGATGTTCGCCTTCGTGCATCTGAAACAGATGATAATGGAGAGATGCTGATAGTTCCAAAAGTTGGTACTGCAGTCATCATTGGGAGTCTGTCAGGAGACTATTCAAGCCTTGTCGTCTTAGCTGTGGATCATGTTGAATCTATAACGATAAATGGAGGTAAGCTTGGAGGACTGGTTAATATTGAGGATTTAACCAAGAGACTTAATGAACTGGTTAAAGCTGTCAATAGCCATACACACCAGGGTACTCATGGTCCAACAGGTCCACCTCTGACTAAGGCACAGGAGTTTAAGAAAACTGATTATGAAGACGTAACTATCAAACATTGATATGAAAGGTATTACATTGATAGACTATGAAGCGATTATACAACCGCATCGAGGACCAGACGGAAAGATTATTTCTGGTCTGGTTATCGGTGACACACTGCATCAGAATCAGGCTTTGATTCTTCACTTACATAAGGGAGAGTTGAAAGAACGACCGATGACAGGCTGTGGTATCAGTGATATGCTGCTTGACAATGATCCTATTTATTGGAGAACGCTCACCAGAGAGCAGCTGGAGATGGACAGACAAACTGTGACTAATATAAAAATAACAACCAAAAGCATCGAAATAGATGCACAATATTAAACTTAAGCAATATGCAAAGAAACACGAAGGAATGGATACAATACGGCTCAGCCATATTTCTGCTTGCAAGTGGTGTGGCTATGGCTTTTCTGAGTTTCTTCTTTAATGGGGGCGATGTTAAAGACAGCGTGCTGTGGTACGTGTCGCAGACTTTGGTCTATGCCGGCTCAATCTTCGGTGTGGGTATCTACATTCAGAGTAAATGGGGCGACGTGAGAAATTACATCGACCGAGTTGTCAACTCCAAGAACGGAAAGGAGGAAGAATGAGAACGATTAAATATATTGCGGTACACTGCACTGCAAGTCATCAGTCACAGACTATTGAGAGTCTACGACAGGAGTTCCTTCGGAAAGGATGGACTAATCCAGGCTATCACTATGTGGTCAGTCCAGACGGAAAAATTACCCAGCTGCTTGATGAAGACAAGGTGAGCAATGGCGTGAAGGGGTTTAATTCCGTTTCTATCAATGTAGCATATATTGGCGGTATTGATATCAATGGTAAACCTATCGACAATCGCACAGAGGAACAGAAGCAAAGTCTGCGCTCACTGTTGAAGCTGCTGCACGTAAAGTACCCTACGGCAGTTATTCAGGGACATCGTGATTTTTCTCCAGACTTGAACCACGATGGAAGAATCACCTCAAACGAGTATATCAAGGCTTGCCCTTGTTTCGATGCAAAGGCAGAATACGCAAATATCTAACAACAACGATATGAAAACATTAAAAGTATTATTAGCAGTTATCCTTACTGCTTTCCTTTTCTCTGCATGCTCGCATAAAGTCTATGTGCCTGTAGAGAGTGTTAGCACCGACACGCTGCACATTGTCAGTCACGATACTATAAGGGTTACGGAACGTTTGACGCCAGTGTCACTTGCATTACCTGAGTATCATCAGGAGCGTGCAACGAAAGACTCAGTTTCAGTTTTGCAGAATGCCTTGTATCGCTCAACGGCAAGAACACATAACGGTATCCTCACACACATATTAGAGAGTCTGCCAGGAGCTAAGGTTGAAGGTCTTACAACAGTGCATGACACAATCCGAATAACGATACACGATAAGGACCACAAACAATATAAAGAGAAACCAAAGATTATTTACAAGGAAAAGAATTTGAGCTGGATTGAAAAACGTGCGATGGAAACAGGCTTTGTCGCATTCGGTGTTCTTATGATGTTAGCTCTTTATTTCGTAATAAGATGGAAGTTGAAGTGAAAGATGGTCAGACCTTGGCTGACATAGCTATACAGGAGTATGGCTCGCTGGAAGCATTGCCTGCTTTGGCTGCTGCTAATGCTATTGGTATGACTGATACGTTAGAGACTGGAAGCAGATTGCAACTTCCTGACGTAAGTTTTAACCGATTAATACAACAGTATTGCAAGGCTAATGATGTATCTCCAGCGACAGAGAGAGGTATGACGGATGTCAAGTTAAGGGTATTCAGTGGTGAGTTCTCGCCACAGTTCAATTAAAGTAAACAAAATATGGCTCGTAGTATAGCAGAGATAAAACAAACAATGACAAATGCCTTTATGGCGGATGGTACAGTAAGAGAACGATACGGACTATCGGAGAACGATACCTTTGATGATAGTTTCTCTGTGGTTAGTATCGAGAATATTCTGTTTTACATCGTGGCTGCCTGTAGCCATGTACTGGAGGTTCTGTTCGACCAGTTCAAGGCAGATGTAGACGATAAGATCAGTCGTGCTGTTGTAGCAAGTGTACCTTGGTACTATAAAATCGCAAAAGAGTTCCAGTATGGTGATGCTTTAATCTTTAATGAGGCGACACAGCAATATGGCTATGAACAGGTATCTGAGAAGAAGCGAGTCGTCAAGTATGTTGCTGTACGCGATAGAGGAACTTCCGTAGAGATTCTTGCTTCTGCTGAAGCAGGAGGACAGCCGGCTATTCTTTCGGAAGATGTTTTAACAGCATTCAAACAGTATTTGAATCGTGTTAAAATAGCTGGTGTTGTGCTCTCTGTTCGCTCGTTGCCTGCAGATAGAATAAGTATCAATGCAACTATACACGTCGACCCATTGGTGATTGACAGAACAGGTGTAAGAATAGCAGACGGCAGTTATGCTGTAGAGGATGCTGTGAACGCCTATGTCAGAAAGATTATCTATGGCGGTACTTTCAACAAGACGAAATTGGTTGATGCTATACAGAATGTGGAAGGGGTGCAGGACGTGGAACTACATATCTGTAAGTACAGCACAGATGGAACTATATATAAAGAAATCAGCGGTAATAATTACACCGCTGTTGGTGGAAGTTTTGTTACTGTGAACCTAAGAAATACATTGAACTATGTGGTATAAGTTAGATATCATCAAACTTG